TCAGGCCGTCCAGATAGTCGAGGCATGGGCTGTAATCACATTTGCGCACGGTGTTGTAAAACGTTTCCTTCCGCAGTCCTGCTCTTCTTGTTCGATCAGGCGAAGGATCGCTTCTTTTGCCTCTTTAGGCAGGGCTTTGTGCCGAGGTGTCGATGCGGCCAATGGACGTATTTTCGCAAGCAGCGCATTGGTACGCGGAATATTCTCCAGCCTGCGCCGATAATCGTCGTAGTCGTTATAAATGACGGTGGCTTCCGGCTTTTGACATTTTGTTATATGCGACAATAGACCAGAACCACCGAACAGGTCCACGAACACGGCGTTGTCCGGATAATGCTTTAACACCTTAATAAATTCTTTTGCGAACATGCGCTTTTGCCCCATAAACGGAAGTGGGGCGGATAAATACTTTTTTCTCATTTGCTTTCAGTTTTAAAGGGATTACAAAAGTCTCTCTTTTCTCCCTGTCGGCTAAAGAAAACGACCAAACGACACTGTACGAGACTTGCAGCGATTCGCACACATTTAACGCTCACTCAAACGGCTTGCAATTTTGGGATAGCCGCTTGAGCAAGGTATATACTTTGCGCTCGCTTATCCGGTATTTTTCGGCCAAACTAGCCACGATGTAGGTCTTTTTGCAACCTTCTTTCTTCATCCGGGTATATTCTTTATACAGACCTACATAAGGCACGTCTTCCATGCGGATGCCGGAGTTCAACATCCATTCAAAGGGTGTTTGATATAAATTTAAGACATCAAAGACTGTCATAATTTCCAATTTTGAGATATATTTGTATTGCCAATCACATAAAACGAAAACGACGCATCGCGACCAGAAGGCATATAGCCCCCGGTTGCGCGGTGCGTCGCTTTGTTTGTTAGTATGTGATTGGCGTCTTTACTAACGAGCCGGGGGCTTTCTTTTCTTTCCCCGGTAGGTATATAATTTACGGGTTGTTCAGGTTCCCGAATTCAGAATCGCTATAGGGGGCGTCCTGGATTTTCGTGTATGTGGACATGGTGAACTCTGAAAACATGCCGTTGCGATCTATGAAGTCAACACGTTGTTTGAGGTATTGAAGTTCTTCGTCAGTCAAAGCTATATCTGTTGTTTCCGTTATGGCCGCTGCATCGGTAAATCCGATATTGATTTGACCACTCCCCATATCCTTGATAACGATACGCTTCTGATCAACCTCCGAGATCGCTATCTTACTGTCTATCGATACTTTCAGTTCCATGTTTTTTCTCGTGTCAAACTGTGGTAACACGGTGTTGAGTATTAATACTCTGTCTTTCAATGTCAGTTCCATACTTTTTATGTGTGCATTCTATTAAATATATACCAGGTACTATTAAAATATGCAAACGTTGCACAATCACCTTTTGCCATATCAAAACCGTCTATCTGGTTTCCGTTATTGTCCACCAATTTCGTATCTGCGCTTTCATGGGTTATGCGTATTGACTCAGTGGAATGGCGAGTAACGATTACATGGATAAACACGACAGAATTATAACCAATTTCAGACCAAGATTCTCCGTATTCGGCATGTACCGTCCCTATCTTTGCAGTTAATGTAGCTCTTGATGGAAGATATACATTCAAATATGTACTTGTTTGGAAAACAAATGTGTCCATGTAGCCAATATCGTTTATTATCGCATCGCTTTTGGCACCCGGCCTAATATATCTTGCAGCCGATACAGGACCATTAACCTTTAATCCTCCAGTACAATAAAGTGCATAATTGCGCCTTCCGCCATGAACATCTATGACAGCCCCATAATTTATATCGTAATGGGATGTTGTGTATTCGAGACGCATCAAAGCACTTGTTCCTCCAAGTGTCGACGGCAAAGTATTCAAGCCAAGGCCAGCCCATTTACCGGAAGATGAAAACCCTAAAAACGCACTATCGCCTGAGGAATGAAGAAAGAACTTCGATGATGATTCACCTGAATAGCGATTATCCGAGAACAATCCTCCACTCTCCATCCTGAGTCCTCCGATGTAGGCATCCCCATTTTGATAAACTTTAAACGGGGCATTTGCAGGCGTTGCATTACCGGCCCAGATCCGGACAGAGTTTCCGGATGTTCCATCTCCCGACAGTCCGGCAAGTTTTTCACCGTTAGCATTTGCGATATAGATGCTTCCCCGGCTTTCTACATTTCCGTTGCTTTCTACCCGGAATGTCGGATCAGTGGGTGGTTGCCCTTTCGCCCCGGCTGTTCCTCCCGACCAAATACGGATTGTACCGGAAGCAGCCATTCCACCTGTGCCTCCGAAAGCGATCGCACCCGTAGTTATAAGTCCGCCGTTGACCTCCGATATTGTATTGTCATATTTTGAGGCAAGAACCCATTTAGAACCGCTATATCTATAGATATTCTCCCCATCCACCCATAAGTCATTTGTCCGCATACCCGATGTTGGAGCCGTCGTTTGATAAAATACCCTTGCCTTGTTATTTGCAGTCAATTGGGCGTTGTTGGCTGCATTCGACGCATTCTCTGCATCCGTCAGGGCATCATTTACCCCATCATACAACGGTTGAAGGTTAGGACGGTCAGAAATATTGTTGTATCCGGTTGTTCCAGCCTTGAATACGATCTTCCCGCCGATTTCTCCCATTCCGAGGTTGAAATAGCACTTCCCGTCTGTCGAAATGATGCGGTCCACCGTGATACGTCCCGGTAGTATTTCCGTAAACCCGTACACCGTGGCGAACGACCGCACACCGTCGGCTTGGCTGCCTAATAAACCGACCAGAAAGTAATAATTGCTGCCTTCGTCCATGTCGTGCGGTTCTTCAGACAAGATAAACTCGCCGACCTCAGAAGACTTGCCACATTTGGCGTACAGGTAAAGCTTCCCGAAGTCGCCCAGCGGCGGACTGGTGTAGGCAGGTAGATCCCAGAACTTATATTCAGAAACGGCATGGCTGCCTTTTATTTCCGAGATGCCGATCGTCATGTGCTGAAGGATCGCTTTCGGGGCGGTGAACAGTTCGGTCGCATCGTCATAGACAAAGTCCGGATCGACTTTCCGGGGATTGGTCTTGCTGTTCACGAAGCGGAATTGCAGGTTTTCATGCCCGACCAAAAGGGACATGGTGCGCACCCAGACAGGATCGATCCCCTTGGTGTAATCTTTAAACGCCTTTTCCAACATTTCCTGTGCTTCAATCGTATCACGCAAACGACGCTTGGTGTAGTGCATTGCATCGCTGTGGCGGTCGTCATTGATCACCTCGTTGCTTTCGATCTTCGACAGATCCGAGGAGACAAAGCCACCGACCGGCACATTGCTTAGTTCCAGTCCGGGGCTGTAGGGCCTATTTATATAGTCCTTTACAGCCGTGATGCGGATACGGACCCCTTCTGGTTGGAACTGCGGGTCATCAAAGAGGATGTAACCACCCGGAACCAATCGGCCACCGATCTCTAACCATTGCGATTTTGCCCAAATACCATCCAGCTCACCGGTAAAGGCAAAAGATTCCTCTTCCTTGTTGTACAGACTTCGGGCAGCTTCACGGAACATATCCCATGACGCACCTGTCTGTGTGGCATCGTTGCAGACGTATGCCTGCGGCAGCGAGATGTTGAAGACCGCGTATGTATCACCCACGGCCGGACAGCGGTTCGGGTTCGGTATCGTGCCTCCCTCTTTCTCGACAGGCACCAACTTAAACCGTCGGGCTGCATGGTCGTAACCGGTCAAAGCGTCAGATGTCTGCTCGAGGTCAAATTCTTCTCCAGTCATCACACCCGACTGGAAGATAATCGTTGCCGTTTCGCCCGGTATTCGGCATTTGGAATAGTCCAAATCTGCCGGAATCGTGTTATCGATGATATCATAGAGATGCTTTTCAGCATCCACCACAACTACCTCGGACACCGTGCCCACCCGTGAGGGGTAGATGTGTGAACAGTCCAAGCTGTCCTCATTGTTGTTGGCCAAAGCCCGGTCGGCTCGTGTAATGAACATGCCATCCTTGTCGGTTTTATAGCGTCTGCCCTCGTATTCCAATTTCTGGGATTTCGGCAGCAGCAGACAGGAAGCTCCGTAGGCTGTGCGGTCGATGTTACGCTCGCCACCCTGCACATAGAGGATGGAGGTGGGCGGTTTCTCGCCCTGCAGCTTACGGCCGACACCGGTTTTGAAGCCATTTCCACGGCCGTAGGAAAGGGGCAGCGGATCGTCCTTGAACTTCTCTACCTTGCCGAAATTGATAGTCTTGCTGACGATTTCGAATTCTGTTCCCCACTCATCCGCAAAGCGGTTAAGCGCATCCAAACAAAACTCATGGCTAAAGGCCAAGGTCTTTTCCGGTGCATCGATACAGGTCCCAATAGACCATCCACCAACTCCCGATTGGTTCATATTATCAATCAAAAGCTCCAGAAAGAAGCGGGGTTTTCCGGTAAGTTGGAATTTCAGCTTTCGGGGGATGGCTGACAGGTGCTTGTATTTGATGGTATCCAACAGTTCCCAATAGCCGCCAAAGGTGGCACTGTATTCGAGATTGCGAGTGCCATGCTTTGTCAGATCCTCCGGTCTCCAGAGCGTATATCGCTGACCTTGATAGTCAACATAGCTGTAGACAGGTATTTCTACATGTTCTGTCAACGAGAACACAAGATTGACCTTGTCGCCCTGCCGGATGGCCCGATAGCGATAACTGGCATCATCGACTGGTATATCGAGAAGTATTTTCCCTGTCTTTTCAAAAATGATCATAGCTCATTTAATTAATTGCTTAACTTTGTTTCCGGAGACCGTCGGTCCCCTAATTTTCTTTTTTTTACAGCCTCCAATCTGTGATAGCCTGGAGGCTGTTTTATTATTCTTTCGCCACCGAACATTTTATATCTCCATTTGTTTTAAAAGAAAATACCCAACCTGGGGTTGGCGATTATCAATAATTTTTTCTGAATATACATTTGCTGTCTTTCTGCTGTGACAGCCCAAAGACAGTGTCACTAATTTATTAATACGGCCTTGCAGGCGGAGTGAAGTTTGATGTCCAACGGGCAATATTACTGATGCGAAATTCGTCAATCATACCGTTCAGATACAATCCATAATCCCGATATTTTCCGATCATTAAAGAACTATAGTACCCTGAAACCATCGTTGATGTGAAACCAGACGCATACACTCCATTTACATACACTTTCCAATATCGAGATTGTGACCTGACGATCGCAAGATGAACCCACTGATCCCGTGGCATCGTAAAATAGCATATTGCATCCCCTCGGGTTCCACCATACTGCAATCCAAAGAAAATGCGTCCGTCAAATTCCTCCATTATATCAAAGCTGTAACTTCCACCACCATCGCCTTTTGACATTATACCGTTTCTCACACCACTTTTCAGTTTAATCCAAAAATCGACGGTATAGTTTGGATATAGGGACTCGTTTATGGCATTCGTTCCACTTACCTTTACATACCCGTTTCCTGAAAACGAAACGCAATTCTTGAATTTTCCCACTACATAGGACATATTACTACCAACATAAGGCTTGCCTGAGACTTCATCTTTCAATGATCCATCAAAATGTAGCAACAGCAAAGTATTCTTGTCTACTTTCTTCCGTCCCATCATCGATCTTATCATACCAACCTCCTTTCCTCCGAAAGTCGGTCAGATACTTTAGTTAAGAGGTGTTTACCCCCCCCCATTAACATTTGTAAACAATTATTTCTCATGACTTTATCTCCTATTTTTTAGTCGTTAATATCTTGTTTCATCTTTTTCAACGGCAGATCATTCTTCGTAAGCCCAATAGCGGATCAGGACAGTGCCATCACCGCCGTTACCGTAAGTACCACAACCGCCACCACCGTAACCGCCACTTTTTCTATTGCCATTTCCAGTTCCGCATCCTTTGTCGTAATCGGATTCTCCACCCATGCCCCCATTTATATTTCTGTCTGAACCACCACCTCCGGCATTTCGTTTCCCAGTAGGTTCGCCAAAATCGCGGGTTGTATGCCTTTGACCCTTTCCTCCGCCATATAGGGAACCAGCTGGATAGAGAGAGCCATTTTCATTGCGGCTGCCGATTCCGTTAGATCCATCAGAACCCGCTTTAGCCGTATCTGAATCATCTCCTGCTCCGCCACTTCCGCCGTTGCCACCAGTATATGCTCCGGCATTACTTCCGCCTGGATAACCATTACCCGCACCATTTCCGCCATTAGCTCTATAACTTGAATTTAAGAATTGAGAGTATCCACCGTTGGGGGCAACTTCAGAATACCCTCCAATTCCTCCTTTCCCAACTGTTATCGGAATTGACTGACCCGGTGCAACAGAGATAGCATCACCGTCTCTCCATCCGGATGTATCTTTTTTGAAGGTTTTAGTATAGCCGCCACCTCCACCGCTTCCATTATGTCCTGCACCCCCTCCTCCGACAAGAAACACATCAACCTCCCTACATCCTTTAGGTACGATCCAGGTATAATTCCCAGCAGGATAGAACCTCTTGGTGAACAACTGCAACTTCTTCCGTCCCATCATCGACCGTCTCATCTACGCCCTCCTTTCTTACGATAAGAGGTCGTAACTTCTTTATTTAGAGAGCATTTTACCCCCCCCCGTTTAACTTTTAATAACATAACCTGTTTCATTGCTTTACCTCCTGTACAATTGTGGGCAAGTCTTTCAAGTCGTTCGGATAACCTGTAACGGTTGTCAGAATGCAGAGATAGATCACACCGTATTGTTCATAATATTTGTCTTTCTCGAATGCCATACCCTGCACGTATGGAATAGGATCATCAAGCGTGCCTGCGTGCTCAGCTTCAACGATCTTATACAGTGAAGCAGTTTCTATGCCCGGTTTCCAATCGGCTTGCAGCTTGTGCTTTTGTATCACTTCAAACAAAGTGTCGCTTTCTCCTTCCACTACTCGAAGCCGGAAGCCTATTTCAACTTCCTTGCCAAACTCTGCATCTTTCTCACCCCAAATGGGGAATAAGACCTGCATCTCCAACGCTTGGCTGGCTGTGAGAGACACGCTGTTCATCATCGCACGGGCAAAGGTCACTGCCTGCGCTTCCGGGGATTTAGCGATTGCCTTATCTGCCTTAGTTTGCAAGGCTGCCGTTGTTGTATGGATCATTTCAGGATAGCCTTTTACCACGATAGCTTCGACCTCCTCGGCTGTTTGGGCGGCATCGATACGGGATAGCAAGCCGTCTGTCACCTTGGCGCACTGCTCCGAATAGTCCGCTATTTCGTCAAGAGCAACCATTAAGATATTCGAGGCGTAAAGATGACCGCCTACTTCGACTTCTTCCTGCCGGCCACACTTATCCTTCACTTGCAGAGTGTTCGAAACGTATGCGTCCTGTTTATCAATATAATAATGATGGATGTCTTTGTCGTAGATTTCCTGCCGTTTGGCATCACGGGCACGCCAGAGCAGTTCTTCCGGTGTCGGCTGTGGTTCCGGTGTCAGTGCCATATACCAACATTCCAACGGGGAAGCATCCGGATAATCGTTATGATACTGTTCCTGCTCTTCGTTGAGCAGGAGGTAAGCACCCTCTTCAAACTCTTCGGGAGTGGTGCCTGTCTTGTAGGATACCGGAAGAATGTCTTCGGTATTCCAGAATTTGATGTCTTTTTGGATGTATAGCATATTATTACTCATTAATAATCAATAAGCAGACGGTTATTTATATCATAATAAAACTCATTATTGATTGCTTCATAAAGGCAGATTTTTCCTTCAAAATCTTTTGCAGGATAAAAGTCTCGTATTAAAATGTCTTTATCCCAAATTTTACAGCCATAAAACTCAATATAACAAGCAGTGAAATATTGGGGAAAATCAGTTAGACTACCTCCTGTGCTATAAACAGATCTTCCAAAAATCAGAATTGGATAACTTCTATAATTGCCAAAAGATCCTAATGAGGCTATTTTATTTCCATTGATATAGAACCCCTTACTCTTATTATATAATATTGTTTGCCGGGAAGTAAAAGATGCAGGCATTGAAACGGAAAGTTCATTATATCCCCCATATCCGTAATACCATCTATTATTCATAAACACTACCCCGTAAATATTTCCATCATATTGCCAAGAACCAAAAATCGCCTGTTCATTCGTACTATCATAACCCCTAAAATCGATCTGAAACGCAATGTTATCACCGACACTAACACCAGTATCAATGCCACTTTTATTTGACTTTACATAGGGCAGTATAGTAACTCTGCGATTCCCCGTCATCACCCGTCTCTTCATCTTTCACCTCCTTTCCTTTTTACACCCTTACAACCATAATCCCGTGTTCTTTCTTAATCGAAACGCCAGCTGTCTTGCCGGCTTCAATCTCAATGCTTGCCTCGTCCGACTGCCAGCCTGAACCGTTCGGGATGGGCTGGGTAATGGTAGAGCCTGTGTTGTTCTTAATCGACAAATAGAACTCCTGCATCTCCGGGACACTGTTTATGTCGGCAAAGTTGATGGCTGCCGGGTTGTTTGCTGCGTAGGCAAATCGTAAGTTATACGGCGAAGAGGGAAGCTGCCCGATGTTGGATACGTCGATGTATTCCTTCAGGCGGAGTGAATCGGTTACCTTCTGCTTCTCCTCGTTGCTGTAATTATTATCCGTATGGACATACGCGGCATCCTTGACCGTGTGGTCGTCATTCTGAAGCTGGGAGAGCTTGGTCGGGATGCTGTTCTGAACATTCGCGATGCTCTGATTCAGCCCGGCGATAATCCCTTGCAACGTCTGTGTGTCCTCCACGCTGGCAAGGAAGGCAATGATCTCGTTGAACGATTCGATGGCACTCGATGCGTCACCCGAAACGAGCGTGTTGACTTGCTGCTGCAAGGCTGTCAGCGCGTTCCTGATTTCCGTGTCGTCGTAGCTTTCCCCGTCCTGTCCTTCGGCTACCACACCCGTATCCTCTTCGCCTATTTTCCAATGCTTGGTTTCCGGATCGATCGAAGGAACCGGGGCATCGTTTCCCCGAAGGTTCGGGGTGTCGAACTTACCTTCAGCCGTCGTGATCGTCAGGATATAGGTCGTGGCATCATTCGTTTTAACCGTGACCTTCACCTCCTGCATGACGGCCGGCAGCTGGGCAAACGTATGAACGCCATCAGCCAGCTTCATGTTGAATTTACCGTTTTCCAAACGTTCAAATAACCAGACTGATGCAGGGTAGACGGTTGCGTTATCGGCCCATTCAGCCGTCGTCAGTTCGATCTGTTGATAAATAAATGCACCTTTCTTACTCATTGCTCAAATATCCTTGTTTTATCGTTCGTACTGATTCATTGTAATAATTGGCTCCTGTCAGATAAACATTACCGGGCAAGGCTGTACCGCTGCCGGATTCCTGCCACGAGGCTTTTCCCCCGGCAAGATCATAAAGCCGGTAGAATACATATTCGCCATCTTCCGCTACACGCACATCATCACCGATACGAAAATTGATGGTTGTACCGTCGGTATTGACATAGCTCAATGTATTTTCGTCCGGGATAGCCTCTAACGTCGGGATCTCCGGTTTGTTCTTGATGTAGTTCTTATTGACAGGATCGGTAACGTTCCAGTCGGGTTGTAGTCCACTGATGACTCCTTCGGCGGCTTCGGCTGCACGATTGGCGCGGTCGGCGGCTGTGTTGGCCTCGCCGGTTGCCTGTTCAGCATCAAGGATAACCTGGGCTGTCATCTGTTCCCGTTGTTCTTCCTGTGCCTGACGGGTTGTTTCGTTTGCCTGGCGGGTTGATTCCGATGTTTCCCGAAGTTGTTCTTCGACGATACGGGCTTTTTCTTTTTCGGCACGGATTGTTTCGGCTGAAATCCGTCCCTGTTCCATTTGGACTCGTTCCTCTTCCTTGGAAATGCGCTCCTGTTCAGCCTGATCACGGTCAACTTCTTCGGTAGCACGTGCAGATTCAGCCTGATCACGCAAGTCCTCCGCATTGATACGTTCCTGTTCCGACTGATCGCGCAAAGACTCAGCCGCAACACGAGCCTTCTCGGCTTCAACACGCTTACCTTCCTCGGTGACGCGGTTTTGTTCTGACTGTATCCGGACAAGTTCAGCAGCTGCACGCTTAGCTTCTTCATCAACCCGGAACCCTTCAGATAGTACACGATTACTTTCTGCTTCCTTACGAGCAATTTCAGCATTGATACGCTCCGTTTCAGACTGATCGCGTAATTCTTCCGCATCCTCGCGCAGACTTTCAGCAGAAGCACGCGCGGCTTCTGCCTCGACACGCAATTTCTCTACTTCAACACGCTGTTTTTCAGCTTCGACACGAGCTTTTTCTGATGCAATCGCATTCTTTCCAAACTCTGTTAAATCCGCCTTTAATTTGTCGATACCGTCAGCCGCTTCTTGTGCTGGTGCCTGCAAAAGAACTATCCAATCGTCATACGTCTTGCCGGGATTCTTATCCTGCCATTCCTGGAAAGCCGTATTGCCTCTGAGCGATTCCATATCAGCCCAGGCGCTTTCATTTGTGACGCGATCAACGCCAAATGCAATATATTTTGACAGGTTCCCGTCCGGGACCTTGTTAAAGTCCGTGACTTTTTTCTTCTCTATTTTCGACATGGCTCAACATCTATGCAGTATTTACCATCCTGAGAAACAATAAGGTTCCCTCTTTGTGAGGCAAGAAGGTATTCGACACCATCGATACGGAATACGGTAAATACCAAGGTTAGGTTAAAACTTATCATTGTAGGCGCAAGGCTGAGCAGCTTAAAGTCCGTAGCCTTGCTGTAATAGCAGGGAAATTCGTTTCCCATATAGTCGACGTACAAGGAACGTTCCCCCGGTTGAATCAGCGCACCGAAAAAGGCATCATAGCAGTTCCACATCCGGTTCATGTCCGCGGCCTTTATACGGCATTTGAACACCGTTTCTTTACTGTTAAAAACAACGTTTTCCGGATCATATATTTGGCCGTCGACAGTTGAAACCTTTCGTGTCAGGTTCTGTTTGACCGTCGGCATTTTCTGGAACGAAGACATGGATTCATCGACAACGACACCGTAATCGGCCAGGTCGACGCCATCCAGTTCAAAAAGGGACGGCCGGATAACAAGGCCGGAATCGGGCAAGCTCAAAGCCGGCCTCACGGGTTGGTCCTCTATGAAGTTCAATGAAAAATCCGTTGCCCCGGGATATATCCTGCATGTTTTCTGGCTGTCCAGACGCAAGGCCCATTCCCTTTCAAGTGAAGGGATACGGAACGTATGATATCCCGGAGCCGATAAATGTTCCAAAAACTCACCGACGTAAATATCCCGGCTGGCAAGAAAAGAAATGCCGATTTCCTTTTTTTCCAGCTTTGGATCGGACAAGTCAACTTCAACGCCATCTTCTTCCGGCCAGTCGTTCTTTTCCGGTTCAGTCATGGCAGGAAACTTTAAAAGATCCTTATAACCGCCTTTGACAATCCAGACGCCAAAGGCATCATAAGCGTTCTGTCCGTCTATAAAAAAATTCCCTCTCATGCCGCTTTTCTTAAAATTAATCCCTTATTCAATATTTCCTGAAGCGTACGGCGTGTACCTTCCATATCGTTCTCTATTTTTTCCAGGCGTTTGCAATGGGACGTATTTTCCTCGATCCGTCCCAGTACACTCAATCCTTCCGTAATCATTGACTGAATCGAATTTACCCCCTGACAAGTTTTATCCGCCATCTGGAGCAACGCGTAAAAATTACCATTAAGTTCACTGGCACTTTCCTGGCTCATGGATGCTATACCCTTGGCTGTCGCCTGTCGGCTGGCTCCCGTTACGCCGGAAATATCAAGTCCGGTAATTTTCTCGGCCTCTTCCAATTGCCGGGCCGCATTTTCTATGACTTTGTCATATTCTGCCTTCAATGAGGCGATTTTATCCTCTGTCAGACCGCCTTCACTGGCCTGGGCAAATTTCTCGTACCATTGGCGGAGCGGTTCTTCCAAGGCTCTTAGCTTTATTCCCTGCAACACGGCATTGTTCAGCATTTCCTCAAAGCAGTCCGCAAAATCTGCCGCTGAGCGTTTCCCTTCGGCAAATCCCTGAAGTATGCTGTCCGCGATACTGTCAGAGGTGGTTCCCGTCCAGGCTTCACGCATGCTCTCGGCCTGGTCGGCGAGCATCTGATCAATGTCCGCACCTTCTTCCTTCAAGGCTTTAAGCTGTTCAAACAACTTTGCGACCTTTTCTTCCAGGCGGCCTTCCGTATACAGTTTTTCTATATCGTCATAGCTCTTGCCTGCCAGGGAAGAATATATATTCCATGTTTTGGCCTTACGGAACCATGTACCGTGTTTGTAACCTTTTCCTGAAATGAACTCTTCCCCCTGTAATTCGGTCCATATCTTTTCATATTCTTTCTGAACGTCTCCTGATTGCTGTTTGAGTTCGGTCGTAATGCGTTTGTTGTATTTCAGGGATGTTTCTCCTATCTGCTGTTCCAGGCGTAGACGCTCCCGGATCATCTTCTGGTACTCTTTTTCCCCTTCCATAGCATTGTCATAGAACTTTTGGTTCTCTTCACGGGCCAGACGGTTCATTTCCTTGACTTTCTTTCCCATGGAAAAAACCTTGCTTATGCTGCCGATGACACTGGTTACCCCTCCCAGGATATCACCTGAGGCGAAGCGGGCCGCACCAGTGGCAACACCTCCCAAGGCCGATGCAAGTTCCATTGTCTGTTCTGCCGCATATCCGGCATCATCACCGAAGATATCACCGATCCCGCCCGATATGGTGGAAAGGGAGGAAAGCACTGACTGTATTTCTTCATCGATATTGTTCAGTGCCTCGGAAATGGCATTCTTATCGACTTTTCCGTCTTTACCCTTGACCGCTTTAAGAAGTTTGTTCCAATCGTCCCGGATCGCTTTGAACGGGCTGCGGGACCTTATTTCTTTTTCCAGACGGTTGATCGCTTCCTGGTATTCCTTTACATTCTCAGGTGTCCAGGTAGACGTATTAACCTCCCTGGCTTTGACCTGGAGTTCTTCCAAGACGGGCAGGGACTTTTTATCCAGATCGGAAAATATGGCCGTCCACAAATCGGAATCTTTCAACTCGTCGAATGAAATTGCCGATAAAGCCTTCTTTTTATCCTTTTCGAGCTGAATGAGTGCCGCATCTATGTCACTGCTGTTCGTTTCGGTCCTTTGGGAAGAAAGAAAACGGTAATCCGCTGTAAATTTTTCTTCGATTTTCCGCCTCTGGCTGTCATAGTCCTGATATTTTTCCAACATTTTTTTTAAGACATCTTCCTTTGCCTTATCCGCAGCCAGTGCAGCGTTATCCTTGGAATCATCTATTTCCCGCCTGATCCCTGAAGGCAACTGGTCCGTTGAAGTCGTTTTCGGAGTAAATTCCAGCCCCTTTTTCTTCCAGTCGGGGTTTCCCATTTCCCACTTCTTTTTCTCCAGTTCCTGCTGTGCCTGTAACAAATTCTGTTCATATTTCCGGATAGAGGACAATTTCTGTTGATACTCCAGGTCGATCTGTCTTAATTCCTTGGCCGTCCCGTCTTTCATCCTGGCTATTTCCGAAGCCTGGTTTTTCAATTCAAGTTCGCTTTTTGCCTCTGCAATGGATTGCTCCCCTCTTTCGATCTCCAGAAGGCGCATGGCAGCTTCCGCCTTGACAGCATTGGCCTTTTCCTTTTCCCGCTGTTCCTTGCTCATGCTCCGGGTCGCTTCTTTCCCTTGCTTGTCGTACGAATCATACGCTTTAAGGGCGGCTGTGGCTTCCTCTATGTTTTTACGCGCCTCTTTATATGCGGTAACCGTTGTTTTGCTTATACCGGTAGTTTTTCCAGCATCCAGTAATTTTTTCTGTTCCGCAGATATATTTTCCAGTACGGATTCCGCCTGTTTCTTTACCTCTTCCCAGTATCCCTTGTTTTCTGTGATCGCCTTCTCAGCCTCTTCCTTGTTAAAAAACGGGTTATACTGCTTTTGGATATCCTTTATCTTCTTTTCCGATTCCAGGTAGCTTTTGATATAGTCTTCGAGTGATCCATAAAAATCACTGTCTATTTTCATTCCTTTCGTTTCATATTGTACTTTTCCCAGGACCGTGCTCCATGTTTTTTGGAAGCCCATCCCGGCACGCTCGGACTCTTCCGTCAGGTCCATGATATCGGCGATCAGTCGGTCTATAAACCCCGTGTCCTGGCCTTTCAGTTCGTTACGCATGGAGGTTAAAGCCTCCGCTTGTGTTTTGAGCGCCTTGTCCGCAACTTTGCTTGTAGCCGAAGCCTGGGCTTTAGCCGCCGCGTTTTCCCTGATCGATGCGGTAATCCGTTTATAAGCGGCGTTCACTTCATCCAGAGAACTTTTTTCCGACAACAAATTAGGAAGGTATTTCCCATACAGGTCGTTGATTTGGTTGATGGCCTTTCTCCGGCCTTCCGTCCCTTCCTTCGTCTTATTCAGCCGGCTGAAAACTTCTTCCAGCGACTGGCGTTCTTTCAGCAGTTCCTCGTTAAATTCCTGCAAACTTTCGGTTAACAAGCGTTGCGACTTGTTTGCGGAGAACAAATCCCGTCCCCAGGAGATTATATCTTTCCCGTACATGGAAAGCATGGTGATGGCAACGACTAATGCCGTTTGCCATGAAATGATAGACGATGCGAGTTGCTTCCATACCGGGGTGGCCGCCTGTCCTTCTGCTTTGAGGAGCGCATATTGCTGGCGTGCCCGTTTTACATCGTCGATCAGGATCGGCATGTTATTCGATATGGCCAGAAAAAAGGTATTCACGCCCATGGTCAGCGAGGGAAGTTCCCTCGCCACCTGCTGGACGGACATGTTAAGGCTGTTAAATGTGGTTCCTCCGGCACTGCGGAGGCCGGCCAGACGACTTTCTGCCTGGCCGATCTCCTTGTCAAGGTTTTGGATTTTTGTAAGTAGCTGACTGCCCGCTTCCCCGTCCCGGTCGGCTTTACTCATGGATCGGTAGGTATCAACGAGTGACATCATACTACCGCGCAACGAGTTCAAGGAACCGACTGCCTCTTTTTCCTTGCCGATCCGTTCGTTTAAAGTATGTGTCCCGGTAATGATCGCCTCACGGAGCTCATTTTCCTTTACTACTAATTTGGCTTTGGTTTCAAGATAGGCTGCTGTCGATATGTTCCCCTGCACCCTGCTGTTATCCAGGGATTCTTCCGTTGCCGATAATTGCCGGAGGGTATTGATGTTTTCCTGAATGCTGACAGCAAGACGGCGGTTATTTTCGCTCATGGAATTGAACGTGTTGTCGCTGGACTCCAGCAAACGGCGGAATGTACTTTCCGACTCGTCCCGCAGTCCTTTGATACCCAACGTCACTTCCTCGACTTTTTTGTCAAGGTCCCCGCCGAATTTATATGTAACCTGTACTGTCTCGTTCATAACGTTTTTCAAGCTAAGCCGAGGAACTCCAGTTCCTCCTGTTCGGAACTGATCAGTTCGCCTTCTTCTAAATCTGAGTTTTCCTGTTTTTTTCTGGTTTCTCCGGTGTCGCTAATCATGTTAAGTATCACGCACCAAGGAATTTCATACATGATTTCATGATAGGTAAAACCGGCCTCCATAATTTGTTTTATTTGTCCAAACGGGCTATGGGGCGGAATAAATTCCACCGTTAACTCCTCGTTTCCTCCTGGCTCAAAACCGGACTGGTCACGCTCATCAGACCGACCGATTTGATAATACTGGCGAAATGTTCACCGCCTGAAAGCAACAACATGATCTTTGCCAGTTGCGCCATGCCGAGCGATGTCATGTGATTTCTAAGATACCAGGCCAGCAGCCGGCAAAATAGAAAATTCGTTATTCCGCCCCTTAGCAGCCCTGTCGCAACAATACGGGAAACCCTCTTTCCATGTTTGGCGATGATGTGCATCACCTCATGCAGTTCCCCTTTTTGAAGCCTTGTCAGGTCTATTCCAAGGCGGGTGTACATCTTGCTGATCCTTAAAAGAGTCGCATAAACCGGAAGACGGAAATATGCCCGGATGCTTTTCTGCCCGAACTTTCGGAGCAGCCAGGGCGCCGGAATGTCTATCGCCACCGCATCATCCAGCATTGAGCCGGCCGCATCCGATTCACGAAGTCTGCGTCCCATTTTTATGCTCCTTCTTCCGTTTTGGGTTCACCCAGCTTATACACTTCATACGGACCGTCGTTCGCTCCGATCGGCGCCATTGCCTTTGCCGTGATTTCGATCTGGGCGATATCGGTGCGTGTCAGGTTCCATACGAAACGGGCCTTGACCTGGGCACGGGGAATGTCGATACATACGTTGTAAAGGCTAATGACCCTTACAGCCATTTCGACAGTGACCATGTCCTTAGGGGCTACGAACTTCTCGACACTGTAAGTCTTGCCCTCGACGGTGACATCTTCCGTTTTGGTCGTACCCCCGAAAACTTTTTTCAGCGTCTCGTTGTCCCATTCCATAAGATTCAGCTTCACCTGTTTCAACCCCGGTTCCGTCAGAACGGATTCTTCAGGGGTGGAACCGTTCTCCTCCGAGTAAAAATCCTGGGCGCTGTCTTCTTCCGTGTTGAATGAAGCTGTCCCTTTCAGCGTATTCCCCAATTGCAGGAGGTTCTCAGCCGAAGGCATTCCCCCTTCGGGATTTACATCCCCGAACATCGCTTTCTTGAGTCCGATGGAACGTGTCTTTTTTTTATCCATTGTTATTTTCTGATTTTGGTTATAAAATATGTCAACGTAAATCCTATTAAAGCCCCGGTCAAATAACATTTGATTTGCATCCAAAATGTAAATACATCCGGTTCTTTTTGGCTTTCGTATTGCTCCAGCGTATCACGTATACGCACCAGTGCTTCCTGCTGGCTGTAGACCAGCGCCTGAAGGCTGTCGCAGGAGGCGGAAACCAGAAGTGTCCCGTCTTTTACGCCGGCCTTTACGGTAGCCTTGCCTTCTTTCTTCTCATAGAAGGCTTCTTCGGGGAGCCTACGGAGGCTGTCGATCGGTATCTCCATCCTGGCCAGGCTCGACGGGATTGTCGCGAGCGTGACGGATACCTTTTTGTCCCATCGGAGACTGTCCGCCCCTTCTATAGTAGAAGTTCCCTTCGTGCTCCTGCACGAGAATGCGGACAGGGCAGCGATCATAATGGCGACAGACAACAATTTTGTGCAGCACCATTTCCAGAGTGTCTTTAAGTTTCC